CTGAGTGCCTTGGCCCTGAGTGCCTTGGCCCTGAGTGCCTTGGCCCTGAGTGCCTTGGCCCTGAGTGCCTTGGCCCTGAGTGCCTTGGCCTTGAGTGCCTTGGCCCTGAGTGCCTTGGTCTCCAGTAAAGTTTTCGTTTGCTGTCTCATTAAAACTGGTTTCGGGTTGTACTTCAGTTGTTCTAGTCCAATACTCATCCCCATTCTTTAACGTATAGTTTTCGTCTGGGGCTAAGTATTCTCCATCCGTGTCCGTAAGAGGAAAACCAGAGTCAGCCAACTTATCTGAAAAAGACTCAAATTCATCGTAAGACATATTGCTAGTGTCTTCAGCGTTTATTGATCCGCTGTAATCTCTAGTTTCTATTGGCGCGGGAAGATCAATGGTATCTGTAGTGTCGCTAAAAATATCCAAATCGTCTAGCGTAGTGTTGCTAGGAGGTAACTCTACAAAACCATCGGGAGTAGAGTAACCAGATGTTCCGTTTCCTAAATCTACTATTAGCTGTTGTTTCGGGTCATCAAACACAGCGGGTGAACTAGGCAAGACAGGGGAATCAGGAGAATAGTCTGTAAAAATATCTAAGTCTTCTAAAGTTGATGTCGGAAGCCCTGCCCCTACAGAAGCTATTTCTTCTGTCATGGTAGGCATACCAGCAGCAGGCCCAAATCCCTCTGGCATATCAGTTGTTTCTGCACTTGCTAGGCTTAATCCTCCTACAAAGTTTGTAGCAGCTCCCCTAGCTAAATTAACGCCTTCTGCTAGCCCTGCTTGAATTACTGCTGATACAACGTCCCCTCCGTTTTTAGCCGTTTCTAAAGCTACTCCAGTTATTCTATATCCTGCCTCAACAGATATTGCACCGTTAGTTAAAGAACTAAGCTCACCAGCACCCCACTGTACCGCACCAAAAGTTAATGCTGAAATAGCTCCTGTTTTAACAGCGTTTAAAAGAAGATCAGCGTCAAGGTCTTCACCAGAAGCTAGACCCGTAGCTAATTGAGTCCCTGCTGCATACAAACCCGCTGCTGCCATAGGGGCAAACGCAGGAGCAACACCAGCAGAAAGAACCACACCAGTAAGGCCTGTGCCTGTTGTCCCAGCAGCGCTTAATGTTCCAATAACTTGGGGAGCAAAAGCTAGTGCTGCAACAATAATTGCAGATTCGACAGGGTTATCTACTACCCAATTACGAACTCCATCTGTAATTTTTTCAGGAGTACCTATTTTCCAAAAGTCACCCCCAGACTTAGGGTTGTTTACGTCCTTGCTTATTTTGCCGTCATAATTAGTGGCTATCATTGAGCCGTCTTGTTTACCGTCTTCTCCCCAGCCCAAATCTTGACTAAGTTTAAAACCTAAAGTATCCGCAAACTGCTGGTGTTTTTTTGAATCCCATTCTTCATCTCCGCTTTTATTAGCGGGGCCAAACTCTCCTGTTGCTGCCATAGCATGAAAGCGTATAGCCATGTCTATGTTATCGGGGTTGTTTCTCCACAGAGCAAACTCTTCGGGAGAGTAATAAAACATAGTGTGAATACTATTAAAAAACTCTTGCGGGTTTGTATTTGGATCAGCCCGTAAACCCTCTGTATAAGCCTGTTGAAAGCGGGAAGTTGATAATAACTTTTCTAGTTGTTGAGCTCTGGCCCCTCCTCTTTCAGGAGACCAAAAAATGTCAGAAGATTCTCTAATAAAATCAGTGGTGTCATTGTAAGTTAAGTCGTTTAATCCTGTGTTTAAGTCAGTTATGTCTTGAGCACTTAAACCTGACCCAGCAAAAGAGGACAACTCAGGAGAAATACCTTCTAAGTTATTCTCAGGAGGTAATTCGCTAATATAATTCCATTGCTCTGGGGTTAAGCTGTTTAGCCCTGAGTTTAAGTCTCTTACACCTTGGGCGTCTAAACCAGAATTAGCCAAAGGAGACAAGGCACCCCTATTGTCATATCGTTGTACTTTTAAAGGAAGGGTAGCTGCTTGATTTAGCTGCGGATACGTCACGCTATTTTGATAAGCCATTAAACTTTTAGGGGTACCCCTAGGGTCATTAATTATATCTCTTATTGTTGAGCCCCACTCAGGGTCTGACAAAGCCTCGTTTAGTTGCTTTTGATTAAAGTTACTAAAATCGCCATAGGGCGTACTGGTTCGGTATGCTGTGTATTCTTCTTTGTCTTTTTTTTCTTTTGCTTTATAGGCGGCATTTTCTATACCCCTTGGTGATTTAGCGTACTCTTCGTAAGCGCCCTGAGCACTTAAAGTCTGCCCTGTAATAGTGTTAACATACGAACGATTTTGATTTGACGAGCGGCCCTGTGCTTTCCATCCCGGTTGTTGAAAAATAGGAAGATTTCTGTATCTCCACCACACCTCGCTGTTGTCAATTTCAGGGGACTGAGAGGCACTAAGTAACGGCCCCTCTCCTACGGCATAAGTCCCGCCCCCATAAACTGGGTTTGCTCTATATGTTTCTGTAGGTTGTGAAACAGAACCCGTAGAAACATAATCTGCTAAGGGAGAGCTAGTACCTTCAGGAGTAACAGAAACAGGGGTATTTTGAACAGGACGTTCAGGATTTACCCCAGCAGAGCCTGTATTAAAACCAGAATCATCAACATCTTTAAAAAAACTGTTTCCTAATTGATTCAGGTTAGTTGCCATTTAAAATTCCTTACGTTATTGTGTAGAAGAATTAATTACAGGTGTAATTTCGATAACAGGTACAATTTCTACAGGTACGATTGGTTGCAGCGTATTTGAAAGGTCTTCTATTAAGCCGTTATTGTTTTTAACAACGGTCTCTACTGTTCCAAGGGCCGTGGTGCTAACGTCAATAATACCACTAATTGCTAAATCTGTTGTATCAGAGCTTCCATCATCAGAACTAAAAGCATCAAATAAACCCTGTTGCTCTGCGCTGTTTGCGTTAATCTGAGCTCGGGCTGTTTCGTTATTTTGCTTATTAGTTTTGTTGCTAAGGTCAGCTTGTATTAATAATGCGGCTACGCCTGTAAGCGGTGCTGCTAGAGCTTTTGTGTAGGAAAGAGCTTCGCTTTCTACATACTGAGGTCTTACTGTATCTTCCCGCATCATTGCAATTGCCATAACTGCTGCAACTGCTGCGCCTGAGTCATTTTTGTTAGCCGCTGCTAATTGGCTAAGGGCTTGAAACCTCGCTATTTGAGTGTTACTTTGAGCTGTGCTTGCAGTTCCTACTGCATTGTAATAATCTTTACGGGCTTGGCTTCCACAACCTATTAGTGCTACACAAAAACATATTGCTACTATATATTTCATATTAATCCCCTTTATCGGTTTTTTTATTTCTTGCTGTAAAAAGTGTAATAATGCGACTAACTGATAAACCTAAATTTAAAATAAGTAAAACAGCAGACCCTATCATAATCCACTCGTTAAACTGTAGACCAAAAATAGTACCAGCAGCAACTCCGTAAACTACTGGTTGAGAGCTCCCCACTGCAATTTCAACAGTTTTATGTAATTGACTAGTAGACATAAACAAGTTAACGCTTATCGCGCTGCCACCCCTTTGGTTTTCTCTAGTGTTCTTGCGCCCGTAAGGCCTAGCATACCCATTAGCAGAGGAAGCATTACCGTCATGTCAAGGGGTTCCATGTTTATAGGTGTGTAAGCCTCTATAATCGGCCCTCCCATCGGTATAACTACATAGTTAATACCTAGTGCAAATACAGTTAGCCAACCACAGGCGGGACGCCAGCCCCCTTTAAAGAGGGATTCGCTAGAAGCCTCAGCTTTGTTAATCTCTAGCTGTGCTAACACTTGCGCGTGTGCGTTCTGCTCCGCCATCGTAGCTATCTTGTACGATATTTCTGCCTGCTTGTCTTTGTCTACGATAAACTCAGACAGGAGGTCAGACACTGGTTGTACTAGAGTCCCGACAATGGCTGTTGCGATGCTCATCTACTTACCTCGTTGATTTGGCGCCAGAACACTTCCAGCGTTTGCGTGACAGATTGTTAGGCGTGTTAGGGTCATTTGCTTTGTCTTTAGACAAGCCCCTTTTTATCCCAAGGCTTCTGGCGCAATAAGAATCACCTTTAGACGTTCCGGGTTTAACTCTGGCACCCCCGCCCTTAGCTTTACCAGCTTGCCCGTAACTAACTTTTTTACCGCTAGACGTTATCTTAACTTTAGCTTTACCTTTTGATGGCGTTGTTTTACTCAAGGCGTTGCTCCCTTTAAATCGTTGAAATATCGTTGTACGTGAATGTTACTCTATGATTAACAGTGCCAGCGGTTGAGCTGCCGCCTTTCAATTGAAAAACTAACTGAGTTGCTACTCCGGTGGCTACTTGTAAAGTAGCATGAGGAACAAGGGTTGTTGCTGTACTTGGGCCTCCGTAAGGGTCGCTTATAGTTGAAGAGATTACATCAGGAAATCCACCTAACCTAAGAACAGAAACACACACGTTGTAGTGGACTACGCTTCCATATTCGTTGGAAGCCCCTAAGTAAGGCCCACGGGACTCAATCGTTATTGTGCCTGCCCACATTTCGGTGTCTGTCGTAGCCATTAAAATGGTAAACACATCTGTCACACCGTCATTAACAGTTGTTATTGAGTTTTGCATAACCCCCGTAGTTGATCTTGGGCCTTGGCTTAAATTCCCTAGAGAGTCAGCAAAAACAAAGGCTTGATCTGTTGTCGTATAGGCAGTGTTGTTAATTGTTCCTGACGCAGCAGTAAGTTTAGATGTACCGGTAGCTATTAAATTAGTAAGAGTAGACGTACCTGTAGCCCCCAGATCGCCTACTCCAGTTAGATTAAAACCAGCCCCATCTACATTTTCAGTAAAAGCGTTTAGGGTTGTGTCTACAGACCTTGGAGCAGAATTAGGAGTTTCAACACAAACTTGAGTAGCATATTTTCCTATGGCTATATTAGAAACTGTATTAGGATGAATACCGTCCTCTGTGCCATAAACATTCTGTACCCTATCTCCTGAACTTCCCGTGACATACGGTGTTACCTGTCCGTCAGGAACTGCAATGCTTCGGTATAAATTAGAGGCTACTCTAGAGTATAAAGCAAGTCCGTCAAAATCTAGCCACGCTTGCCCTACACCAGCCGATAACTGAGAACCCGCTGGCATATCCATAGAGAACCAGTGAGTGTATTGGTTTTTAGCCCAACCTCCTCCCGAAATTGCAACTACATTGCCGTTAGTAGTGGGGCTAGTACGGCTAGGGTCTAGCGTAGTCCCTTCGGCAGCACGTACAAAAGCTGTCATGTTGGCTACATAATTATCTTCAGCTTCTTTGTTTGTCCAAACATAACCAGAAAGGCTGGATGTGTAAAGAGCGTCTCCTTGTCCCAAGGTATCGCCTACAAAGTCAACATAAGTTATATTGGAATATGCGGGGATTACTGGAGTAGTGAGTCCGTCAGTAGTAGTCTCAGGAGACCCTGCGCGTATAGACGTAAGAGCGTTGTTAACTGCTGTTGAGTGCCAAAACCACATATTGTTATTTTGAGTTATTGAGCCACTAATATCGTACAAGGAATCAGTATTGGCAAGGACATCTCCTTTTCCATCGGAAAGGCCGGGATGAACTAAAGCACTTGGTGCTCCACTCTGATAAGTCATAATTAAAAAAACAATACCCCCGTACATTTTTTGCATAGCATCAGCGGCAGCGATTGCGGGGGAACCTCTTTGGCCTCCACAGTACCCAACCATTCTTAGCCCGTCATTAACGCCAGAAGAATCTTCCCCTATTGGACGAGGGTTACCATAGGGCGTAGAGCTGTGGTCTACTACGCGCCACTTTATGTCAGTTACGAGTGTGTCGCTTGCAAGTGCTTGCCAAACATACACATTGGGATTATAAACTAAAGGAACGTCAGGCTCTTTTGTCATAAAGCCGCCAACATTACTGTTGCCAACCCAAGTCATTACTATGGGTTCGCCTTCTGGTTTGTCTAAAAATACATCGGAGGGAGATCGACCAAAACCTAAGAGAGAGGGGTCTCCAGCAGAATCCCCTACATAGAGTTTTTTGTCAGCAACATTTACAGCCAACTCACCTAAAGATAGGCTGCCATCGGCAGGCGCTGCTAAAGCCGTTGAACTGTTTTTAGTAACTAGCGTTGTCATACAAAAACTCCTAAAATAAGTAAGGCCCCTAAGAAATCCTAGGGGCCTAGTGTGTCAGAAGCTCTTAATTAAGGAGCTACTGCGATTACGACAGCCGCTTCGGCACGATACACTTGACGCCCGTACAGGCGGTCAGCAGTCATCAGTGTAGACAGAAATTCCTGCTTGTACTGAGTCTGTGTGCGGATACCTACTTGCTCGGCAAGAACGTAAGCGTCTTTGTGAGCCAAGAGAGTCATGCGCTCACTAGGAGTACCTGTTCCTGTATTTGCAACAGAAGGCACGTTAGTAGACACAAAGATAGGTACACCGTACAGGTTACCAATTTCACCCGTTGAGGTCTGCTTAAAGTTAACAAAGTCGCTAGAACTAAAACGAGTTAAGCCGCGAATTTGGTTTACAAGAGCAGGCGGAATAACAAAGAAACGACCAGTCATTGGTACGTTTGCATCGTCAAGCGTTTGGAGACCGTCACGCAAAGAAACGTCATCAAAAGCAAGGGATGCTGTTGTTCCGTTGTAAGCAGACAAAGCTCCAGCCGCTCCTACTTTAAACGCCTGAGGGCTTACCCAGTTAGCCTTATCTGTTGGGTCAAGGCTAAGAGCGTTACCCGCTTTAAGGCCTACGCCTAAATTAAACAACGAGGTGTCAACATTCTTAGCCATTGCAAAGCCAGCGTCTTCTGTGTAAAAAGAACGCAAAGAGCTAAGAGCCTGAGTCCCTGCAATGTCTTCAATCATGCGGGAATACTCAAAGTGCTGGTCAATGTTGATTTGCAAATCGCTTGTTTGGCCTGCAATCAGCGTTACAGCGGTTTCTGCAACTTTAGCTGAAGCTGTGCCACGATCAGGGATAGGGATATGAATTGTGTCACCCTTTTTGCCCTTCATTGACATTGTTTTAACTTTAGACGCAAGGACAAGGTTATTGGTGTAACTAGCCTTAATTTCGTCTGACCAAATTTCAGGAATAAATCCTGACGCTTTGGCAGCGGTTACCTGTGGTGTAACGGGTTCAAATGTAGCCATTTTAATTTCTCCTTAGAGAATAGGGGGTTATTTAACCCTCCCTTCGCTGTATGCTCTTAAAATTTCGTCTGAAAGAGCTTCGTAACGAGAAGGGTCGCTAACCATAAGTTTAATGAGGTCTGATCTACGATATACTTTACCACCTACCCTAGTGTTTGCGCTTCCTTGAGCACTGCCTGTCGAGGCAGCCTTAACTTGACTGCTCCTAGACTGCCTTTCTGCATTTATGGTTTGTACGGCTACAGCTCTTTGTGCTTTAAAGTTACTAAACAACTCGTCAGCACTGTCTGTGTCGTAGTTCTTATCGGCTCTTTCGTACAGCTCTTGGCGTACTTTAGACGATTGAACCCACTTTGTAAATGCAGGGTCGGCTGCAATCTCAGCCATGTCACTATGCTTCTCTTGAAGTTGTGCCATTGCAGATTGAGTTTGAGCAGTTCTTGCTTGACGCTCTGCTGCTATCACTGAGGGGTGATTTTCTATCGCTTTGTTTATGGCTTTCTGAGGGTCTTCAAAGAAATCTGTTTCTTCTTCTTCAGCTTCCTCAACGGCCTGTGGGTCATTATTAAGTTGTCCTTTAATGTAGCCGTCTACAAACTGCCTTAATTCCCCAACCTCGGAGCTCTGCTTACCAATCATGCTCTCAGCACTTTGGTGCATTTCTACAACGTCTTGAATAGACTTACCTCTATACTTCTCAGGTAACTCATATTCGGGAGGCTCTACCGTGTCTTGAACACTCAGTTCTTCCAAGGGGTCTGGGGCTGATTGTTCTAAGGTTTCTTCGGTATTTTGTTGAACTTCTACTAGGTCTTCTTCTTGATCCAAGATTTCTGCGCTCATTTAACTTTTCTCCGTGACCTTAGGCCATTATGGAATACATTTGATGTTAAGATTGTTCCCCGTGTCGGGCAACCTCACGCTGCTCTGCTTTGAGTCGCTTTTCTCTATCCTTAGCCCATTTTAGTGTTGCTCCCGGAAAAGAACCTGAGGAGCTTTCTAACATGAACCGGGGTACTGCTCTTACTTTTGTGCTTAGGAGGCCGCAGACTTTACATTCAACTACGGATGTTTCTCTAGGCACTAAAAGTTCTATTTCATGCCCTGCTGGGCACTTAAAATCATTCAATACTTTCATTGTAAGCCTCTTCTACCAAATCTTCGGCTTTAAGGAGGCTTTCTTCTAAATTTAAAAGAAAAGTAAGTATGTTTAACTGCCCTTTTCGATAAAACAAATCAGAAGAATCGGGACAGTCTTGTACAGAGTCTATAGTTTTAGCGGTTTCTAAAAGTTCACCCTCTAAAACTTTCCATCCCTCTGTAAGAAAAAACTCTTTGTACGTTGAAAAATACTTTTCTAGTTCTTCGGGAGTATCGTCCATGTATGCTACCTCTTATTTTCTTGCTTATAGACCTATAGTACCATAGATTTTAGCTTTTGTCAACCTTTTTTTGAGGTTTTGACGGTTTTGGTAATTCTAGTATCCTAACCCTCTCTTCTAAGGCCTCTATTCGCTCTAAAAGAGCCCCTGTTACTCTATTAACTTCGGTGTAAATTTTGTTTAAATCTCCAGCTAACATCATTATATAGTACCTCCGGGAGGTTGTGGTTGATTTTGTACAGGAACTTGTTTTTCTCTAATGTCTAAATCTCTTTCGCGTAAGGCAACTTCTGCAACTTTAATTCTCTTAGAAAACTCGTTATCGTCATCAGCCCCCGGTTGAAGATTTTTAGTTATAGCGTCAATCTTTTTAATCTCTAGTTCTTGAGGAGCTAACTGCGCTTCTCCAATGTACTTAGAAGCTCTAGCTCTGCTTTCCTCTGCCTGAGCTTTGGCGTAATCAGTCACTGCCGCTTGATTATCCATTTCCATTTGATGATGTTGTTTTTGCATTTCTTGTGCTTCAGGATTAGGCTCTGAAGCCTTTTGCAGTATTTCCACTAATTCATCTCGATTAGAAATATTCATAGACTCTACAATAGATTCTACAAGTTTTGGGTACATAGGGCTTTCGGGGCTCATGGTTTGCAGAAGCTGAACAAGCTGTGATACTTGATATTCCCTTGCCATAATACCTAGGGTACTTGTGGCTACAAAAGAATAATCTTTAATTGGGTAAAGCTCTGGGCTAAATTGCATAAGACGCCAAGCACATTTTTCTACAAAGGGTATCCAAAAGTTTTCTTGGAAATTAATTAGAGTTCTTTTTTGTCTTTTAATAATAGCCCCTAGCGACATACTTATGCCTGCTGCTGTGGCTTCCCCGTTAATAGCCCCGCCTATGCCTGAAGAATCCACAGAACCTGTGGCCTGTTGAACCATCTTTTGAAGTTCACCAGCTTGGGCAAAGGAAATTTGACTTACATCACCAAATTTGAAAGGCATAAGTGTCTCAGCGGGGTTACCGTTGGTCAAAATCATCTTTCCGGGAACTATTTGAGGCTTGTGGCCTCTGGGGATTTTGGTAGAATCCATAGCTAACATAGGGTGTATAGTGAGTGCTAAGGCGTCTATTCTGGCTCTAATTTCTGCGTCTAAGGCTTTTTGAGAGTTATAGGCTTTTTCTACTACGCCCCGTCCGTAAAACAAGCCCGGAACTATGTCCCACTGAAAAGCCACAATAGGCCTATCTTTCATCATGTAGGGGTTTTCTTCTGCTTTTAAAAGAAACTCTCCGTTAGCTATAATAACAATGGCTTCGACAAGCTCTCCTTCATCTTCTATATCGTCCATGTCATCTTGAGAGTCTAGAGCGTCAGACAAAGAATCTAATTCTTCTGCATTGTTTTCTTGTGCTTTTTGAGCTAAAGTTAGCATAGACTTAGGGACTAATCCAAAATATTTTAAAAGCTCTACTTTTCCGTCTGTGTTAGGGTCTACGTCAATATCAGGATTAGGCTCTAAATCTGTGTCTACACTAGCAGAGCCTATAGCGCCTTTGATATAGACACCTGACCGTTGTAAAGCCTTAACGCTGTGCATAGGGACGTATTCTTGTATGGCTACTCCGTGGGCATCTTTAACAGAGGTAGCCACAGGGTCTATTCTAAAGTTTTTTATTAAGACAGGTTTCATTTTAACTACAGTCCTAGGCGTTATATTAACACCATAAGCCTGCATTTCCCCGCCCATAACCTCTTCAGAAGCGGGGGTAACTTCGTTTTCTTCCCCTATTACAACCTCAGCTATGCCTGTGCCCCAGACCGCAGCATTAATAAGGACTTCAGCGGTAGAGGCCCTAACCCTCTGTTTTCTCATATCTTCTTCTAGTTGGCGTCTTAAATAAGACATATCATCTTTAATTATGTCTTCTAAGCTCTTAGAGGCCTGTTGAGGCTGTTGTGGCATAGGGGGTTGACCCATAGGGGCCATAGGTTGAGGATTGCCCATAGGAGGCATTTGGGGGCCTTCTGGAGCCATAGGGGCCATAGGAGCCATAGGGGTTTGGTTAGCCTTTAACTTAGTAAGCTCTAAGTTATCATTTCTTATGTCAAAGTAATAGCCTTGACCAAAAGTAGCCTCTTCTATTTCACAAACAGCAGATTCTACGGCTTGTTGAGATGCTGGCGTAACTATGCGAGACCTTTCCATAAGTCTAGTTTTATCTGACTCGGCCCAAATACCTCGCCAAATTCTGTAAAACTCATCCCACTGACTAAAGTGATTAGACTCTACGTACTCTTGCCATTCTTGGCACAAGTTAATAACGTACCCTTTAAGAGAGCTATCCCCTTGTAACATACGAGAGTCTAGTTCGGAGTTTTCTTCTATTATTTCAACATCCATAATTTAATATCCTGAGGTTATGTCTAGGGATTCGTATTCATCGTCTAATTCTTCTAAATTCCAATAAGGTACAGTGGCTAACTGGTCAATGTAGCTAAGAGAATCTATTAGGTCATCTTTTACTAAATGCGAGGGGAACTGAAACAACTGATCTAGAAACTTAGCGTTCCAATCGCCCTCTGCTAAAGATACCCTACCGTGTTCCATTCGACCTTGTAGAGCCCAGATAATTCGGTCAGATTTCTTTTGGTTACCATGCGTAAGGGTCTGTACGTTAAAGTACCTATTCTCTCTACGCATAAGATCGCTTAGGGGGCTCAGTACGGCCTGTTGAGCTATCCCTCTTTCTATGCCTACGGCTATGGGCCTGTACTTTTTAACGGCTTTAAAGATAACTTCTGCCGTTTCTTTTAAGTCCCAGCGCCCATTAATAATGTCTTTAATCCACCAATGACCATCTTGACCTACGTTTACTATACTTATAGCTGTGTCATCAAGTCGGCTTTTTTTCTTTTTACCTAAAGTTTCAAAGCCTGCTAAATCTATGGCAATGTAGTAGTCACCGCCACTAGGGGCTTCATCGTCAAACTTTATCCATGTTTCTTTAAATATCTCAGAACCTTGAGCACTAAAGGATGCCTTAAATTCTTTGTTAAAAGCATAGGTACTCATAGAGCGTCTGGCTGCTTCTATTTCTTTGGGGTCTAGGATTGGGTTGTCAAAACTTGTAAAATGCCAAGCTGCCCAATCAGGGTCTTTTTCTGAGTCTGCATAGTTATAGAGGTCATAAAAGTGATTACGACCCTCAGGTGTACCTATAAACACTGCTTCACCTTTAAGGTCAGCTAACGCTGGTCGTAGAATCTCTTGCCATACGTCTGGTTTAATTTGCGCTATTTCGTCCATAACAAGAAACTTTAGGGACACACCTCGCATGGTGTCAGGCCTGTCACCCCCCTTTAACGAAATCATAGAGCCGTTGACTAGGGTTATTTGGAGGTTGTTTATGTGTGCTTTTTCTACAAGATCACCTCCAATTTCTAAGAGGCTTTTCCACATAATGTCACGGGCCTGTGCTTGCGTAGGGGCACAGTACCAGAACTCTCCCCTAGTGCTGCTTAGGGCTTCTACCATTAACCTGTAAGCTGCGTACCTAGACTTACCACACCTACGGCCTGCCGCTATTACCTTAAAGCGTGTAGGGTCTTCCCAGACTTCTTGTTGCCAAGGCAACAGCTTTATGTCTAATTCCATTATTTTTTTGCGTTCTTTTTAGCAGTCTCTGACAAGTCTTTAAAATGAAACAACTTTACGCTTGTCTTGCCGTGTGTTTTGCCAGAATGCAATTCACCGTTGGGCATCTTATGCGTCCCACCAGTGTGTAAAGTTCCATTTTTTTTGTAGTGTTTTACGCCTTTCACTAGTAACCCTTTAACTTTTTTTTCTTTTTGGGCTTAGTTGTAGGCTTAGGCGGTTTAGTTGTGCCATAGCTGCATTTTTTAATCATCTTTGGAGTCCTCGTCTATAGTTTTAAAGGCCCCTTCAAGGGGCTCCTTGGGGGCTGATAGCTCCACACCGGGAACACCAGATATGTTTATCTGTATTGCGCTTTTCTGAGTGCCGCCTGAAACAGCCTCTGAAAAACCAGAGGTAGGCAGAACTCTGTCCATTATCATTTTCATACACGCTGCTTGATGGGCGTGGTCATCATCTAACGCAGTTTGAAACACTTTACTTATAACTTTTTCGCTAGAAGGGCTGTTTAACAGGCGCTGCCTGTACGCTTCCATGATGCTTCGATCAGTTCTTGGTTTAGCGGGTAATTTCTTTTGCGCCTCAGTTTTCTTAGGCCTGCCCGTTTTTTTAACAACATCCATAAAATACACATACTCCCTAAGGCCCCGTAGGTTTGAGCGGGGTTATCCTAATGCTATAGGTACCTAAGGCACCTAAGGTATTTTTAAAAGATAATTTAGTAATTTCTAAATATTCTTTCTCTTTAACTTATGGTTTAGTATAACAGAGTTTTTAAGTTCTGTCAAGTGTTTTCTGCCTAGGCCTATGGCCCCCTAGAAACCTCACTGTTAGTGTTACCCTTAGTATCCCTTTTGTTACCTTTAGTTACACTGCTGTAACCTTTGGTATCAAAGGGCTAAAGGGGTTTTTTATTATATAGAAAAAGTGACTTTTTACCTTCTCGTAAACCAGAGGGGCTACAGTAACAATAACGCTGCGGCTTGGCCCCCCCGGCCCCTTATCCACAGGTTATCCACAGGTTACCCACAGGTTACCCACAAAACCCGGACTTATCCACAGGTTATCCACAGATTCATCCACAATCCCTATGGTTATCCACAGGTTACCATTCCGCAGTTATCCACAGGATACCATAGGGTTTTCCCACACTATTCCTAGCCCACGATAGTCCAAGGCTATGGCCCCTATGGCCCCTATGGCGTCACGGGTTGCCATAGGGGGCTATCCATTACAAGGTAATATTACCATTGACACCATAGGGAATGTGTGAGCCTAGGCGGGCCCCTATGGTCCCCTATGCGCTACACTGGTACACCTATCAGTGCAAGGTATTATTTACTATAGACAACCATGGGGATAGTGTGCTATTCGCACATGCGCGCATAATAAAAGGTAGGCGGTACACAATCACAAGCACACTGTCCGCATAAAATACAGGTATTTAATTGTTAATAGTTCACACAAATACAGTTGACACGGTGGCTGCCTTATGGATAATGAGAACCGTAAACACACACACACACACAAAAGGGTTAAACAGCATGAAAAACAAACGAAACGGAAAACCTACCGGACAACGTGTCTACGTGTATTTTAATTTGCATCGTAAACTGTTTTCAGTACGGGCGCTAGACGGGCCGCACAAGGGCCGTGTAATAGCCCACGAGCGCGGCGTGGTGTTACAAGACGTATCCCCTAGGGTATCGCAAGCGGGACGCCAGCGTGTCCTACGGGAGCGCAAAAAGAATGTTCACGCGGGTCTAGTGGGATATTGGATGCCGTTCAATACGCCCGTGACAGAGCCTATGGCACCTATAACGTACAACCCGTATAAATACGAATCCTTTGTATACGCGGACGAAACAAAGTATAGTGGCTCAAAAACAGCACTATTAATGGCAGCATTTAAAACAAGCATAAGGGTATCACTATGAAAATGGTAATTGATTTTGGATATGATAGGACATACAGTAGCGTTAAAGCGCTTTACGTTAACCCAAGCGATAAAGCATATTTTGAAAAACGTTGGGCTGTTTGGGACGAATATGGCATCATCGCTGTAGTGTTTGCCAGCTGCGAGAAAGACGCGCTAGACACTATTGTTGACGACTCTACAAAGCTAAACAGCTGTCAGGTAGCGAACACTAGGGAAAACAGAGAGTATCATGCAAATTTAGGTAATGATGGGATGTTGTACGATTTGGACTATATCGGAATAAAAGAAATTTAGGTAAACAGTGTAGCGCATTGGTGACAGTGTGCTACCATGTTAAACCTTAAACGACACACACACAAAGGGATTAAACGGCATGAAAACAATTACACGCGCAGAAATAATGGAAACAAAGTTATTGACTAACAAGGCTAAACTGTGGGCGTACAGTAATCTAGATTATCTAAACACGCCTATGCGTATACTAGGCACTAGCACAAAGGTAGAGAAAGGTAGCGACAAACGTGATACCTACATCGTATACATGCAACCAGCGGACAAAGTGGCACTAGACACTATATGCGCCATGGCGGTGGCAGGCGGTTGTAAAGCGCCTTGTTTAAAGTCTAGCGGTCAACTGGGTATAAAAGAAGGTAACGCAGACAGGGCTGCTACAAAGCGCACTATATGGTACCTCATGCGGTATGATTACTTTGTATTACAGTTAAAATCAGACATTGATAAAGCCGAGCGCAAAGCCGTTAAATCTGGCATACCTGCTTTGTTTCGTTTGAATGGTACTAGTGATTTAGATTTTTTTGAAGTCATATCCGAGCGCCCACAATCACAATTTTATGACTACACAAAAATACTGTCTAGGGTACGCAAAAACACACTGAGCAATTATGACCTAACGTTTTCTGGTAGTATGTACAGTGTGCAAAGTAAAAAAGCGCTTAAGAAAGCGGTACAATCGCGTTACAAAATAGCTGTGGCGTACAATACAAAGGGTTTACAGTCCGATAACATACAGGTACCTAATGACGCGGTATCCTTCGATACAACAGACCTACGCCCTTTGGATTCTAGCGGCACCATAGGCATCTTAAAGCGCAAGGGTAGTAATAAAGTACAGCGCGCTAGTGAGGGCTATCAGTCTTTTTTTGTGACAGCTCAAAACGTAGCAGAGTTTAATAACATAATCGCAATGGGATGAAATGAAAATGCAAACAAACATGATAATATTCTACATAGTTAATAGTTTTTTAATCGGTGCGCTAATGACAATAAACGCGCTATTGTGGGGGGGTATGCTATGAAAAATAAAAGAGACGGAAAACCTACAGGACAGCGCGTACAAAGTACATCCGCAGCCTAACGCCTAG